GGAGAAAGCGCTGATAGTAGGTATAGATCCAGACGTCGACAAGAGCGGAGTTGCCATCTATAACAAAGCCACCAAGGGAATAGAATTATTAGCGCTTTCCTTCTTTTCGTTATTTGACCTGTTAAAATTAGAAAAATCAAAAATTCGTGAGGTAGTTGTGGAAGCTTCTTGGCTTATTAAGAAGTCCAATTTTCACAATGAGAGTAAAGGAGCACGCGTAGCGTCTCGTATTGGTTCCAAAACCGGGGCTAATCACGAGGTCGGGAAAAAGATCGTTGAAATGTGTGCCGCTCTCGATATTAAATGCGTTTGTGCTCGTCCATTGAAGAAGCGATGGAAGGGACCACAAGGCAAGATTACCCATGAAGAATTTAAGATGATTACGAAAATCTCCCAGAGAACTAATCAAGAAATGCGTGATGCAGGTCTTTTGGTTTGGGGATATTAAGATGTATAGCAACTGTTCCCTACGTGTGGGGTGAGTGAACCAAAACGCAATAAGGGGTGCCGCAAATGCTCGGCCAAGGATGGACACATCCTATTTCCCTGCGACAGTTGCTTCTTAAAATATAAAGCGGGCGGTGGGTTTCATTGGCATATTCGTTCTTTATACCGCCTTGCTAAATAATCAACCATGATGCTTGAAACCATATAGTAGCCTTTATAGTCTTGGTGAAGCTTGCATAATTCGTGAGGGAATGAAGAATGATACCCGATAGGCGGCGCATAAAGTGGTTACATGGTTGATTTGAAAATATTGTTTGTTCAAATGAAAACTGACATTGACAGTTGGAAAGACAACCGCATACTCTTGGGTTAACTGAGTTGACAGATCGGAATATTAGACAGTGTCCACGATCAGCTGACAGCCGGGAATAGACCGGCTTTGTAAAGTCTTTTCATAAAATAGGTTAATATATGGCTACCGAGGGGATCGCCCGGTCCCTCTCGGTTTTTTGAAAAAAAGAATTAAAAAACAGTATTCCCCACGGGCTGGGGTGAGTAAATAATGAGCAAAAAGGTGGGAATAAATGCTTTCCCAAGGGCGCCAACGGGTTTTGTACAATTTGTCCCATTTCATCGTCCTTTTTACCTGCGATACTGTTTTTGGAGGTATAGCTCAGTTGGTAGAGCAGTGGACTGAAAATCCATGCGCACTGGTTCGATCCCGGTTACCTCCACAACCCTCATAGATAGTAGAAACGGTGCTAACCGAGTTGGGTTACATAGAGCTGGAGACGGTTGACTTCATGGACAGTAATAGAGACACGGACATGACCGGACGGGAATAACTCGGCAACGATGAGTTAGCCTAAGAGTGACAAATCGGAAAAACAATGGTTGGACTGTAAATCCATACCGAACGTTAGCACCTGACAGCCCGGAAAGACGGGCTTTTTTATTTTAAGTAAGTAACACAAAAACTACACGCAAATGTTTTTTCACCAAGATTCAAATTTTGAAGCCTTTTCTATCCACCGGGTGGGTAATAAGGTGCAAGATGAATTCTATGTTCTTTCGGACAACCCAGTTGATTTATCCGAGAATGAAGTGATTCCAGGATTATTGATGCAATACTTTATGTCGCCATTTTCAAAGGTCAATGAAGTGTATCGTTTTTTTCATCCCAATGAAGAACTGGAATTAAATGAAGTTTATTATTTTGCAAAACAATTCTTTAGTGGCCAGTTGCCATTTCATGAGCTTTCCCAACAACTCGCAAAGTTCCTGTATGAAGTATCAAGCCATCCAAAGATCAAAGGAGGGGAATTTTATGTTGTTTCTCTGAAGAATATTCAGTTGGAGGGAGAGGAGCTTGACGCTATCGGGATTTTCAAATCTGAAAATAAAGAAACTTATCTGAAAGTATACCCTGAGCAAGGTGCTTTTAATTTGGAATATGAGCAGGAAGCGATTAACATTAATAAGCTGGATAAGGGCTGCATAATCGTAAATACTGAGGAAGATGAAGGATATAAGGTCCTGGTCCTCGATCAGACAAATAAGCAGCAAGAGGCAGTCTACTGGAAAGATGAATTCCTGCAGCTCCGGATTCGTAATGACAATTACCATCAAACCGGAAATTACCTGAAGGTTGTCAAAGATTTTGTTCAAGAGGAATTGGACAACACTTTTGAACTCGAAAGAGCAGACAAAATCGATCTTTTGAATCGTTCAATGAAATACTTCAAGGAGAAGGAAACTTTTGTCCAGGAGGAATTTGAAGAAGAAGTGCTGGGAGATCCGCAAGCAATATCAGTATTCCAGAATTTCAGGTCGGGTTTTGAAACAGAATTTGAATCGCCTTTCCAAGATACTTTCGAGATTGCCGAAAAGGCCGTAAAGAAAATGGAATCGTCATATAAATCAATTATCAAGTTGGATAAGAATTTTCATGTTCATATCCATGGTAAGCGGGATTATGTAGAAAAGGGATATGATGAAGCGAAGGGAATGAATTATTATAAGCTATATTTTGAAAACGAATCATGATAAAGGAGTATTATTTCGTATCTGAAGGAATTGTCAAGCAATTTCCATATCTGGAGAAATCTAAACCATTTCAGCGTTGGTTTGGAGAAACATATTACGTAGTTGCAATTCCTGATTTTGATAAAGTAGATCAGTTTATCGAAAATGCTAAAACTGATGAAAAACTGTTTGCATGGGGGATTATTGATTCACAAGTTGACCTGACATATGACTGTATTGATTATGATGATCAGGATGAAGAAATTCAGGTTATTAAAACTCTAAACATTGATGTGTGTAAAGAATGGGGGTTGTTAGAAGCTATTGAACAGGAGCTCGGGTTAACCAAGGAACAAAATGTTGCTTATGTACTTTATAAATTGGCGGAGCATAATAATGTTACGCCTATTGAATTAATAGAATTGGTTTGATTTTTCATAAATAGTAAGTTGGTTGATTGGTCCTCCAATATCGCTAGGTATTGGGGGACTTTTATAAAAATTGCATCATGAAAAAGGTAAGCATAGACATTCCGATATATTACGGGACCCTGGTAATTATAAATGCAAATAATTGGGATAAAGTTATCAAAAAGTATAACATAGAAGGGAATACGAATGGCTTCGGAGCTATGGTGTTTAAAGATTTTAAAGATAGATATGTTGCTTTATTTAGAAATAATCCATCTCCTTCCGTCATAGCGCATGAAGCGGTCCACGTAGTTAACCATGTTTTCGAGGATAGGTTTATGAAACTTGACCCGCTAAACGACGAGGCCCAGGCCTATTTGACTGGATGGGTAGTAGAACAGATTCATAATTTTTTGTATAAAAAGCGGGAATAAAATTAATCCATAAAATATAAGCAGCTGTGGCTGACACTAAACGTGAATTAAAACGCTATTAATTGACCCAAAGTAAAGCCGTTTAAAAAATTATTTAAACGGCTTTTAAATTACATGTATTCCCTTAGTGCCCATCCAAGATGAAAGATGTCTGTATAGATATTTGTAGGATCAGAACTAAACCCCTCCCGCGGCTCAATTTCAATACTCATTCTATTCAACTTGACGTCGTACTTATGGAAGAACCCAGAAACAAACATTTGATCTTCTTTAGCTTCTTTGATAGCCTGGATAACGTCACTACTGGGTAATACTACTTTTATCATTCAACTAAGGTAGGTTCAAAATATTTAATGTAATACGGGAAACCATAATTACGGGAAACCATAATACAGATTAAGAATTATAGGGGTATTAAAGGGGGAAATAATGGTATTATAGGGTATTTTATTGGCATAATTTTGGTAATATAGGGGGTAAATAAATAGTTTTTTGTAATTTTTAAATGTTAAAAACTATTAAATTGTACAAATTTTTATATGAATTTTTTAATTAAATACGGTGCGTAATAGCTTGATTTAATGGTTTAAATGGTAGTAAAAATGCTATCGCTCTTATTTAGAACAATTATAAATTAACGGTTCTATGACACTTTTTAAGCACATAAGTGTTTAATTTGTGAACGCAAAACATCAAAACTGTCTCTAAATAAGGACAAGCTTATTAACAAAATCAAAATATAAAAAGTTCTTTAGAGTAAATAGAAAGGTTTTATGAAATCCAGATTTACACATATTGCTAAGATTTACGGTATTCCTTGTTATTTTAACGAAGACACAATGGAAGTGAAAGGTACTAATCTGATATATGATTGGTTAATAGATGCGAGAGTTTTTTTGGAAACTATTTTTCCTATTGATGAAGGCTTCAATATTGAAATCATATCTGAATTAAAATAAAAAAAGATCGAGGAGACAAACCCTCAATCTTCCCACGAATCCAGTAGCTGTTACTTTGAGCGGTCACGCTACAGATTCGATTACTACTACCGACGAGGTTATTTTACTTCAACCTCGAAGCGGTAGTATCCGCCCTTAGGATGGTAAACTCTCTTACCGTTTTTGGTAATATAAGGTGTGAAAACAACCTTATAGAGTTTTCCATTCTTTGTAATAAATTGTTCAGCCATAATACATAGGACCTCCTTCTTTATAGAATGTTTCAATCTTACTAAGATTAGGTTAATCCGGTCCAACTTAGCACTTAACCGAAATAGCTTTGTCGTACTATCCCATTTTAAAATTCTTTCGCTTCATCCTTCTTTTAAAATCTATGATTATAGGTTATATATTTTCATAACTGACTTTATTTGGAGAAACATTAATAAATTGAAAGTCTTTGCTATTTAAGAACAATTTTCTACAAATATATCTTTCACAATTTATTAAGTCAAGGTAAATTATATAAAATTTAATTAGACTTTTCCACATTTTGGGTATAAAGTAATTTTAATATTACTTTACCAATAATATATATTAATATATTTGTATTTAGTAGGATTTGTTTATTAATTATGGCATTAACAGCAAAACAAATAAGGTTCGTTGAGGAGTATTGTGTCGACTTTAACGCTACACAGGCGGCTATTAGGGCTGGATATAGTGTTAAGACGGCTAGATCCATTGGCTGTGAGAACCTTACCAAACCTGACATAGTTGAGGCGATAGAAAAGCGATTGGAATCATTAGACCTTAATGCAGCCCAAGTTTCTAAGTTGATGGCCGATATTGCTCAGTCCTCAATGAATGATTACTTCGTTATTGTTCAGAAAGAAAGACCAAAGCCTATTTTACGCCCGCTCCAAATTCAGATCGATAAGAAGAAAGAAGAGCTTTTAAGAGAAAATATGTTTATTACTCGTAAGGGGCTGGTGGGTGATGATCTGGCTAAATACCAAAAGGCACTTGAACGTATGGAAGATGAGATTCTTCGTTTGGAAATCAAATTGGAGCGCGAGCCGGATGCAGAGTATGAAGATTTTGAAATGGAAACCTATGATGCTGTTGAACTCGATTTGATTAAGCTTACTCAAGATAAAGAGCGTGGTAAGATCAAGTCTTTCCAATGGGGTGAGTTTGGTCCAAAAGTCGAAATGTTTGCAGCTGATAAGATGATTGTGAATATTGCTAACAAGCTTGGATTCTTTACTAATCGAATTCAAAACTTAGATAAAAACGGTGAGCCAACCGATCCAGCTACCCCGGATCCAATGGCGCCAGTGAACTTAACAGTTAATGTAATCGAAAGGAGGGTAGATGCCGACATTCAGCCAACCACAGCTGAAAGTTCTGTTCAGTCGGAAGCCGGTAACCCTTAATATGGCTGGCCAACGTGTTGGCAAGTCGCATATGATCGGGTTTAAATCTGGTTACTACGTTAAGAACTTTCCTAAGATGCGCGGAATGATCGCGGCTAATACCTACAAGCAATTATCTCAATCTACATTGGTAGCTGTACGTAAGGTTTGGAAGCAAGAATTCAATATTACTGAATACGACAGGATCCGCAATCCTAATGGAGTTTATGTAATCAATAAAAAACCGCCAGCACACTTTGCAATTAATGAAGCTTACGATCGATATGATGGTATTATTTCCTTCCGTAATGGAGCAATAATCTATATTGCATCCCTGGATAATTATGCTGCCCACGATGGTAAGGAGTTGGGGTGGGCGGAATTGGATGAGACAAAGGATACGAAAGAGGAGGCTTTAACCTCGGTAATATTGGGCCGTATGTCGCAACCTGGACTTTATATTGATGAGAATGGCAATCTTGTTTATCTAGAAGAGGGAAGTGATACTTTTGAACCATTCAATCCGGTGTGCATAAACAGCTCCCCGGCGGTGGCTACTCCAGAGTGGCTTATCGATATGTTTCAACTTCATGAGTTCGATGCTGAAATTCTAGAAAAGATTACGAGTTTCCCCGATTTCTTTTATAAAGAGATCGACGGGAAAGCTATAGTTATTTATTCGACCCATCACAATGCGCATAACCTACCGCGCAATTATATTGATAATCGTCTAAAGACCCTTACAAAAGGGGATGCTCTAAAATTTGTTTTTGGATATCCATTTAGCCAAACAGGAGGCGAATTCTATGATGAATTTGATCGCTTGCAGCATGTGCTCTCAACACCATACTTAGATAACAAGCCAGTCCATCTCACATTTGACTTCAATGTGTTGCCGTATATGACTATGTTGTGCGCGCAGGTTGAGACGATGGCAAAATGGGTGGATTCGGAACATAGATATTTTGATGACTTCGCGGAGGGTTTGAAGTTAGTCCAAGTGAAGGAGATACGCTTCTTTCAAGAATATTGTCTTAAATCACCGCAAAATGATGTTAAGGGAGTTGTTACCCAGTTTAAAGCAGACTATTCCGGCAAAGTGAATACTGTCTTTTATTACGGCGATGGCTCTGGTCACAATCGCGTACCAGGAAAAGGCGAGTATCGTATCTATGACGATGTTGAATTTGAACTTCACGGTCTTATTTTTAATGGATCTGATAGGACTATGAGACGAAATCCATCGGTATTAAAACGAAGAAAGTTTATACAGGAGATACTTAAAGGAGGAGTTCATCATGTGACTATTAGGGTGGATCCTAAAGGGTGCCCGGAATTGATCAGAGACTTCCAATACCTTAAACTTGGCTCTGATGGGAAACTGAAAGAAGTTGTTAAGGACCCTGTAACAAAGCAGACCTATCAGAAATACGGACACACAACTGATGCTATGGAGTATTTTGTATGCGAACTATGCGAGGACATTTTTAATACTTAAATATTGATATATCAATAATAATTAATAATATATTTGTTTAAAATATTGAATTTATGTTATTAACGGCCGAAGAAGGAAAGCAAATCATCATCGATGCGATCGAGAAAAAAACTACCCATGCTAATTACAAACGTGTTTGCGCTTTAGCGAAATTGTATTCCCAATTGGTTACAGGGGAGTCTATTGTTGATCTACTTCACCGCTATGAGCTCAGGGAAGACAAGGAAGCCTTTAACCAGCGGGTTGAACTAACCATTGCCACAGTTGAAGCACTTTCAAAAAGCGTAATGAATCCGTTTGAAAAGGTTCTTCGGACAGATCCTCTCGTGAAACGTATTGAGTCTTTGGATCAAAGTAACATCGATATTTTGACCGATAAGTTAATGACTTTTTATTCGTCTGAAAATCAGAATTCGGGCTTAGATTATTGGTTGCTTACCAGGTTCAAATCCTTATCTTTCTTAGATCCAAATGCTTTTGTGGCAATCGAATGGGATGATTTTGATAATAATTATGAAAGGGCCTCACCATATCCATACGAAATACCCTCTTCTCAGGCTATCAACTTTCTTTATGTTAACAATACGCTTCAATGGCTACTGGATAAAAAACCGATTAAATTTTTAGATGATGATGGAAAAACTAAAAGGGATGGCTTTAAATTTACGTTATATGGCATTGGTCTCACTATTGCTTTTGAGCGCATATCTGATAACTATATTCTTAAGGGCAACGAAGTAAGCTGGAAAACAGAAGGAGGCGAACGTTACGCTGTTCGGCAACATGAGACATTACTAGACGTCGTTCCTGCATTTCCAGTTGGATATATCGGTGATGAACGTACAAGGTCCGTGACCTATGTTAACCCATTTCAGGCAGCTATTCCTTATTTCAAGAAATCTATCAACTTAGATTCAGAGGCTGATTTGAGTAAAACACTTCATGCATTTCCTCAAAAGTTTCAATATGTTCAACCTTGTACCGGGACTGCAGCAGTACCATGCCGAGGGGGAGTGGATCACGATGGCAATACATGTCAAATGTGTAAAGGAACCGGGGTTGCTGTTCATACTTCTGCTCAAGATGCCGTTTATCTTCCGATCCCCAGGAATAAAGATGATATGGTCGACATTGATAAGCTAATGACTTACAAGGGGCCACAAATTGACATTCTTGAGTTTCAAGAAACGATACTTGATAAATGGGAGCAAAAGATACATGCTACTGTTTTCAACACCCTTTCGTTGATTAAAAAAACTACAGTTGCCACGGCTACAGAGAGAGAGCATGATATGGATAATGTTTATGACACATTGCATCCGTTCGCCGAAAAAATATCTGCTGTTTGGTCAACTGTTGTTCAAATGGTCGCCACCATTACCGAAACCGATAGTGATGATTTGGTAATCGATATGCGATATCCAAACAATTTCAAACTTAAAACTACAGCTCAGCTGATTGAGGATCTAAAGGCTGCTAACGACTCAGGGGCACCTTCCTTTGTTCGTACTAAATTAAATAATGACATTGCCGAACAGACTTTCATTGACCAGCCGGAAGAATACGAAAAATATCAGGTTAAGCAATTGTTTTATCCATTCCCGGGTAAAACTGAAAGTGAGATCTCTTCATTAATCTCGCTCGACCTGGTGCCATTCCGTGAGAAAATACTCTACGCTAATTTTGAGCGACTGTTTCGTAAGGCAGAAAAGGAACACACTGGATTTTGGCAGTTTAAGTTTGAAAAACAAGAGGACATTATCAACATATATTTGGACGAGCTTGAAAAACAATTGAAACCAGTATCCCCATCTCTAAATCTTAACTCTTTGGGCGATGACAAGTAGGGAAATTCGTCGAATGATAGATCGAATATCCAAGAAAGCAGATTGGATAGATGATGCTATCGTGAAGTTAGAAAAGCTAATTGCGGGGCAGCAGCACGAGTTTGCCCAAGAATTCCTCTTAGCGATGCTTGAACAATTGGAAGTTGAGGAGGGTAAAGTAAATTATTCCGAAAAAAACCGAAAGGTAATACAGCGGCTAGACAAGATCATAGAAAAGATAAAGTCTAAGTCCTTTATTGAGGTTATACAGCGCATGGTGAGCAGCGTTAGGCATATTGTATCGGAAAACATAGTCTACTATGGTTCTATTACTCCGGATAAAAAATTCTTTAAAGCCTCCAGTGATAGGATAAAGGAAATCGTTTTCAATAGGCTTGGTTTTGATAAAGATGGCAATCTCATTACTGACGGTTATATGCAAGGCTTATTTGATTCTCCGGAAGTCTCTCAAAAGCTAAAAGAATATGTGCATCAGGGTGCTGCAACAAATTCTGGATTTGAATCTTTCCGTAAGGGTTTACGGACGTTGATAGAGGGGGAGCCCGACAAGTTGGGCATATTCGAGCGATTCTACAGAAATTATGCTTATGACACATATTCGCAGATTGATAGGCTTCAATCTAAGTTACTGTCTGAGGATCTTAAACTCAAGTATTTTATTTATAATGGAGGTTTAATAAAGACGTCTAGAACCTTTTGTGTCCGTAAGAATGGTCGTGTTTTTACGACGGAGGAGGCTAAGACCTGGGCCGACGAACCTGATAATACTGCGAAACCACCCAATTATGATCCATTAATCCATTGCGGAGGTTTTGGTTGTCGCCACACGCCTGATTATATAACTGATGAAATGGCTTTCGTTTTGCGTCCGGACCTAAAACAGCAAACTGATTATAAGGATGAGTATAAAAACGATAAAGGCGGGGTGGTGAAAGTTCATCCAGATCATGATCCAAAAGATCAGGAAGTGAATCTTGAAAAGGCTAAAGTGTTAGCCGACCATGGATATAAAGTTAAGATTCGACCTGTGATCAATGGAAATAAGGTGAAGAATCCGGAGTTTGAGGTTAATGGCCTGATTTCAGATTTAAAGGTTCTTAAAAATGGCTCGAAAAATGGCTTTCAGAATGGTGCCTCCGATGTGATTAAAAAAGGGGCAGCTTCCGTTGTGTTTGATATCACGGAAGCGGGTTATTCCAATAAGAAGTTAAAAACCCTCTTACATTCGACGTTCGGTAAAGCAAAACGATATCACGGGATAAAAGATATTATTTTGATTAAAGGTGACCAGGCAGTGACTATCGGCAAAACTGAGATTGTAAATGGATGGGATTGGGTAAAAAGGTCAAGGTTTAAATAAAAAACAAAGGCAGCTATTGCTAACTGCCTCCGCTATATGCTTGTTTCCTTTTCAGGACCCGCGCATCCGTAACACAAATATATAAAATATTTTAAAATAATAGTTTGGCAATAAAATATATTAATATATTTGTATAAAATATTGATGTATTAATATTTAAAATTATGGCACCAAAAACACCAGGGAGCAATGAGACTTCCGAAGCTAAACCACAAACGCCTCCTGCAGATCAAGATAATCAAGCAGCTCTGGCAGCAAAAGAAGCAGAGATCGCTGAGCTCAAAGCAAAGATTGGAGAGTTAGAGAAAGATAAATCAGAACTCTTTGCGAAAGTTGATGAGCTGGAAACTGATAAAAGTATTCTTGTTTCTCAAAATTCCACCCTGTTGGAGGCTGTAAATACCGGGACTGTTGAGCTTGAAAAGTGCAAGGACAATGTGAAAGACTTCAATAGATTACTTGAAAGTAAAGATGGTCTTCTGTTTATTCCTGGATCAGCTTCTTCTCCGGAAGATAAAGACGAAGTTCTGGCAGTCAAAAACGGCTTAGAACGTCGCTTCCCGCGTATGGCATGGGATAGTTTGCCTGCGGATAAAGGAGGCTGGAAGATTAAAGTAGAAACTCCAAAAGAAGCTCAATAATGGCAGACAATAAGGTTTTAATCAAGCATGTTAGATCAGGTCTTCAAAAAGAAGTATCTGTTAAAGAATGGGAGGTCATTCAATCTAATTCCCTAGTTGCAAAGAGTTATGTTTTTGTCTCTTCCCAATCTCAGAAACCTACAAAAACATCAACTGAAGAATCTAAATAATTCATTCTCATGAAAGGATTACAAATATTACTGGCGGGGCTGCTGACTACCGTTTATAAAATGTCGGATGAACAAGTTGCTGCTCTTGTACAAAAGGCAGATGGAGAGGATTTCGATGCTCAATCTGAATTGGCTACTATCTTAGACTCTGATAAAAGCCGAATTTCTACTTTGAAGACTGATGCTTTCAATGATGGCCATAAGAAAGGAAAATCAGAATCTCTAAAGGATTTAGAAAAGCAGATTAGAACTGATTTCAATTTGAATGACGAAAACCTTAAAGGAATTGACCTAATCAAAGCCGTTCACGCTTTAGATCGTCAAGCAGGTAAAAATGGATTAACGGATGATGATATTAAAAAATCTTCACTTTATATCCAGTTACAAAAGAAGCTCGATGATACTACCAAGGAAACTGAAACAAAGGTTTCAACGGCTCTAAAAGATGCTGAAACGAAATTTAATCGTGAACGTACACTTTCATCGGTCAAATCCAAAGCACTAGAATTATTTGAGGGATTAAATCCTGTTTTACCTGAAGACAAGTCTAGGGCGGCTAAGCAAAAAGAGTGGTTGCTAAAAGACTTGGAAGGTTATGAATATGATTCTGCGGAGGATGGTTCGTTTATCGTTAAAAAGGATGGAAAAGCTGTCGCTGATGATCATGGAAATCTTATAGATTTCGGACAGTTAATCAAGACCACAGCATCCTCATATTTTGATTTTAAACAATCGGCTGCACGCGGATCAGAGGGAAACAAATCAGATGGTTCTGGTGGTTCTGCTTTCGTCCCTAAAAATGAAGCTGAATACTTGAAATACATTTCAGATACGAGTGTTTCGGTTGAAGATAGGGGCGCAGTTAGAGACGCTTGGCAAAAGCAGCAAGCATAACTGTTTACTTGAAATTTAAATTAAAATGGCAGCTGGAGAATTTAATAAAACCACGCTAACGGAGCTTCAACTCCGTGCAGAGGAAAAATGGCACGACAAAGTAAAAAGTCGTGACTATGATCCTAATATGGCAACCGCAAAAATTATCAAAGAGCAACAAACGGCTACTGTTACGGAGATTGAAGACGAATCAATTGATCGCCAAGTTTCTGTTAACTGGGTTGATTTCTGTCAAGATAATTCTGACGATACTGTAACTGATGATGATTCTTGTGATATCGTTGCTACTGAACCCGAAAGTAAATCTCAACTTGAAGAAATTGACGTTTTTGTTCAAGATGCCTTTAAGGTAAATGAAGAGAAATTCCGAGGGAACTTCATTAAAATGGAGGAAGCTGTTGCTATCGGAGTATTGGGTGTTGAGCGCAATTTGATAAATAAATTGAATAAGAAATTAGCAGCAAAGCTATTGACTTTTGGCGGTGTTAACCAATATGCAGGTGCTGGGACTATTGGTACCAACGTTGGAGGATATACAGAGATCCCTGCCGCATCTTTAACAGCCGAAGGCTTTTTTCCTTATTTGCAGCAGGCGCGTGTAATGAACAAATTTAGTTCTTTATTGGTGCTTGACGGAGGGAATTTGTTCCAAGACAATTATAAGTCACAAAAATATCTTGGAAATGATAACGGCAAAGCAGCAGCTTCAATGTATGGAGATTTAAGTTACCGAAATGACTTGTTCGGTTTCGCTGCGAACGCGATGCAAGATGTGACTATTGTCGTTGATCCCGGATCAATAGCTTTCGGTTCAAAATCTCGTTTTCCTACTGAGCCCAGAAAGATTGATAACCCGTCTGTAACTCGTTACTCAGTTAACTCAAACTATATTCCTGGGTTAAAATATGATGTGACGTATAAAATGTCATGTGTCAACGGGAAGATCTGGCATGCGTGGAACTATAAAATCCGTACAGGATTATGGTTAAATCCATTGCGTTGCAATGAAGACATTACAGGTATTATGCTTTTTAAGAAAAAGGCAGCCTAAAGAATATCGTTAGTATTAGGGGTAGTACTATGGTTGATTGGGGGAGGGCGGTGCCCTTCCCTTTTTTATTTTGTAACAATATGGAATGTTTAGATAAAATCATTGGGATTTCCAATATAGATTGCGAATGTGTGACTCAGGATATAAATCCGGAAGATAAAGAAAGCAACTCTGGTATTTATTTGGATGAGGTGGAGGGGGGCCTAAAGCTATCGGACCTCAATAATATAGATTGCGAAAATTTCGTCGACAAAGCACGACGCGCGAGAAAACGAGCGACAGATCAATTTATTGAATCGATCCTGGCGCAATATGCTACAGAAGGTGGCTATTCTCAAAAATATCAGAAATTCGATGGACGTATAGGCAAAGTGGAGCATCTCAGGACTATGACCAATATTCCTCAATTCGCTGGGCTTCGTCTGAGGACCTCATCGATCCGCGGCAGTTCGATCAAGATATCGTCTATTGGACTACTTTGGGGTAGTGAGACTACGGTTAAGCTCTCTATTTATAAGTGCTATGGCAAAGATGACGACCTGGAATTGGTTAAGGAGATAAATATCCAGACATTGACCAATATTCAATCGTTGCATAAGCTTGATGAGCTGTTGGAGCTCCCACTAGCGGATGGTAGTAATTTGCCAATAGATTATTATTTCGTCTATGATACATCAGTTAGCGGATTTCCACGAGATAATCACGCTACGTGTACATGTGGCGGGATGGAACGTATCTTAAAATCATACATGTCATTAGGTGGAGTCATTGCTGACAGCCTTGAAGGACTTAAGGATAGTGTTAACTGGGTTAATGCTCATGGTATATATATGAACGCGAAAATAGATTGCACATCAAAAGCAGCTGTCTGTAACCTACTGGAACTAGATCACAGCAACACTATTGCACATGCTATCGCCTACAAAGCACAAGAGTTTCTAATTGAAGATGTAATGTCATCTGGCAATATGAATCGCATTACTATGCTGAGTAATGAGCATATGTGGGGTAAGCGCAACCATTTCCGCAAGGAATTCGACAATCGCATTATGTGGTTGGGACAGACTTATCCATTTGAGAAAGTCAATGATTGTGTTGAGTGTGATGGCAACAATATTATGTATAAAGGCATAATCCGATGAGTGAATTACGTGATTTAATAACTAAGCTGGAAAAGCTGATAATTGAAATCCCTGAAGAGGCTGAAAATATTGCAGTGGCGATGGCATTAAATCACAAAGCACTCGTTGTTAATCGCATTCAGTCAGAAGGTATACCAGGGGAGTCCTATTCAGATAAAGGAGTGCCGGCATACTTTTACGCCGGGTTCTCCTCAACTGCAGGGAAGAACAAAGGGAAGACTTATGACAGCAGCTATCCCAGGCTAAATTCCGGCTTTGATCGGATGATAGAAAAGAAACTTAAGAAAGGGGAATCTGTCAGCTGGAAAGATGTTAGGCAAGCGAACGGCCTTCAAACAGGTCACGTCGATTTTACTTTCTCAGGGCGTACTTTTCAGAATTTGAGTGTCGTCTCTGTTGAGAGAAGTGGATTTATCTCTAAAGCCTATCTTGGGGCAACAGATCCAGAAGTTTCTCAAAGGCTATTCTATGGATTTCATCAATACGGTGATTTTATGAAGCCAACGGACGATGAAAAAAAGATATTGGCAGAAGTTGCCAATGGTATGTTAAGAACATTGATTGAAAAAATTAAATTATGAATGTATTAATCGGTAAAATAATAAAGGATTTACTTTCCCCTTTACCATACTTTGATACTCCGGCGGGACTGGTGCAGGTTATTAAAAAATCTGATATATCCGACAGTAAAGGTGTGCCGAAAAAGTTCCCCGTCGAGGTAGACGTTTCTAAAGAGACACATTTAAATGCTCTATATCCGTCAGACAAAATTAGAGGTATGTTTTTCGTAGAAGATATGGGAGCTAGATCAGAAGGAGGCAATGATTGGACTTCCGATCTAACCTTAGTCTGTTGGTTCTGTCCTAAAAAAATCTCTTCTAATCCGGAATCAGTTTCCGCCCATGCGTTAGCTGATATTGCAAATGTGTTCAAACCATTTCACAATGATGGGCCGATATCTAGGTTAAAAATAAATGTTGTGAGCCTCCCTCAACGAGATGCTGCTATATTTTCAAAGTACACCTTTGACGAAGTTCAAACTCAATACTTAATGCCGCCTTTCGATTTTTTTGCACTGAAACTAAAGTGCTCTTATCGGTTAAGCGCGAATTGTTTAAACCCTTTAAATCCTGCAACATCATGTTAGAATTAATTTGCTTAATTATTGTCTTCTCGTCAGTGGCTTTAGTTTGCTCTATTATCGCATTTACAATATCAAACATTTTGCTTTATGAGTCTATTCTTAATTGGTATGGTCGTCTTTTAGGCAAACTTCCCGAATGGCTCGGCAAGCCCTTAGGACTATGCGAGAAATGTTTGGCCGGCCAACTGGCCCTTTGGTCAAGTTTGGCTGTTGTAGTTATCCTTTGCCCGATCTACGCCTTGTGGTTCGTTCCGTATTCAATTTGTCTATCCATTTATTTGACTACCAAATATTGATATATTAATAATTGATAATAATATATTAGTAATTTTATGATATGAAATTAAAAGTACTAGACATACAGGAAAAGTCGTTCAAGGCGAATGGTAGGACCTATCTGATTGAAGCCGGAGATATTTCGATAGAGCGGTGGTCAAAATATGAAGAGTTTACTCTGGAGCTCCAATATGGAGTTTCCCAAACAGAGATGTTCAAAAATTGGAAGAAGGTTACCCAGCTCGCTAACGAACTCAAGTTTGCTGATATCGCTGTAATGGCCAATAATATGCAAAATGGAATAATGGGAATCTTCGACCGTCAAATAGTTGCTTTGAAGATCTGTGCCCTGTTTATAAATGAAGAAAAGGAAGACCGTGGAGTCATTTCTGATGATATTATAAACCGAAAGATAGAAGACTGGCGTAAGGAGGGCTTTTCAGTTGGCCCTTTTTTTCAATTGGCTCTCGGTTTTTCACGGCTTATCAACTCGATATCAAGCATTATTACCCCGGAATCTTTGGAAATAATGGAAAGACTAAATTCGACGGGAATAGAACAGTCAGGTATATCAAGGGAGCTATAATCGAGAGGAAAAAATACTGGATTGATATCTGGTCAGTAATGTCTGAAAACGGTATTAAAGATTTCGATTCATTAAAAGCAACACCCTGTACCGAATTCTGGAGGCTTTACGAATTACTCCAAAAAAAATTAGAAAAAGAAAAGACTAAAAGCAAATAACTATCATGGCTACTGGAGAAGAATATAATATACCGTTTTCAACCGATGTATCTGAACTTGTTGCAAATCTTAATAAGATGCTTGATTCTGCGAAAGAGGTACAAACTCAAGCCGCGAAAACAAGGGAATCTATATCGGAAATGAACAAGGAGATGGTTGCGGGGGCGGAAAAATCAAATAAAGCATTAGGTGATCAGGCGCAAAATACTCTTAATCTTAAAAAAATAGCTGAAGAACGGGCTAAAGCGGAAAAAATAATGATTGGGGTCCTCGATGAAATTTCTAAAAAGCAGAAAGAAGGGGTTAAGCTTAACGACTCATCTGCGGCGGCTGTCAAATATTACACAGAGAACCTTGAGTATTTTAAAGAAGCGTTAAAAACTGCGACAGATCCAACACAGATAAAAGTCTTGGGTAATTCTATGGAACGGTTGAGAGATAAAATTGTCGCCGCCTATGACAAAGCGAGCACGGCCATTACTCCAATGAACGATAAACTTAAAGAGGCTGGAGCATTGACCGACAAGTTATCTGATTCTATTATGGGTTCGTTTTCCAATGATGAGCTTGATTCATTGGCTAAAGATCTGAATAATACTTCTAACGAATTGGAACAACTTGGAGCAATGATAGATTTCGTCTCCAAGAAAATGGAAGGTTTAGATAAGGAATCCGAATTATTTAAAACTCTGTCTGCAGATATCGAGGAAGCGAATAGCATGCTTGGGAGGACGTCGGAGGTTCTAGATGTGTCAAGTCTTTCAAGTGATCAATTAGTTGACAGATTAAAGTTCCTTCAAGATGCCCTAAATATTGAAGCTAATCCCCAGGAAATAGTTAAGCTAAATAAAGAGATCGAAGCTGTCGAAGTCCGTTTAAAGCAGATAAAAAATGCGGGGAAAGAAGGGTTCGATGAATTAGGTAATAAAATCATACCAGAGGCGGAAGAAAAAGTTAAATCTCTTGGATCTCAATTAGAAGAAGTAATCCAACAAATGGCTAAGATGAAAGCGGAGGGACTTGGCGATGGCAAAGAGTATGATGAATTGATGGCCAAAGCAGTTCAATTAAAGCAAGCGATTTCCGGTGTGAAGGATGAATTAAAGCAGGTTGCTAGTGAAACCCCTCGGCTTGATGGCTTGATCGAAGCAGGGACCTTAATAGCCTCTGGGTTTAACATTGCTCAAGGAGCTATGGCTCTGTTCGGTGAAGAAAACGAGATGGTTGAAAAAACCATAGCAAAGCTTACAGCTGGGATTTCAATTCTTCAAGGCTTGCAACAAATACAGATTGAGCTAAAAAACAGGGAATCTGTCGCTAATAAAGCATTGACAGCCAGTCAAGCACTCTATAATGTAGTGATTGGAGCATCTACCGGTGCCTTAAAAGTTTTTAGAATAGCTCTTGCTGCAACTGGGATTGGATTAATAGTACTCGCTCTTGGATATTTAATTACTAACTGGGATAAGTTGACTGATTCCATTCGGATATCTAGCCCAGTAGCTCAGAAGTTTGGTGATACAATTGATAAGATCAAACAAGTAGCAATGGGCGTTGGTAATGCCGTTCTCCAATGGTTGATCTGGCCTCTTAAAACACTATTTGTTTTGTTCACCGAAGGGGCGAGTGCGGCAGTTGATTCATTCCTCAATAGCATGAACATAGTAAAGAACTTCTCCCAAGGTTTTAATGACGAGATCCAACGTCAAACCTATAACCGCATTGAAAAGGAGAACCAAGTTTACACAGAAGCTGCGAATAGGCGTATCGAGATCCTCAAAGCTCAAGGTGGTAAGGAACGCGATATTTTCAAGGAAGAGCTTAGGATAATAGATGATCGTAAGAAAGTGCTCGCGGAATATGCGAAAGTTCATGCGAGAAATACCAAAGAGCAAATCCAAGAGTTGATCGAGTTAAATCAGAAGAGATCTGTATTGGCAATTGAAGAACGTAATCGGTTGGCTGACGAGGCGAAGAAAGCTGCCGAGGATGCAAAAAAAGCTGCAGATAAAGCCAAAAGAGCCGCTGAGGAGGCGGAGAGGAAGCGGCAGGCAGAATTAAAGCGCATTCGAGAGTTTAATAATCAAATTAAGGATCTCGAATTTGAAAAAAATGAAGCCAGGATCCGTCAAATGCAAGATAGTGCAGAAAAAGAAAAGGAACTTGAAGATTCTCGTTACAAGAAAGAAGTTGATAGACTAGCGAGGGAGTTAGCTGAGTTCGTTGGTACTGAAGAGGAGAAAAACACTCTGATTAATTCTCAAAATGCGCTTAAAGAGCAATTGTTAAATGAACACCTATCGAAAATGTGGGCCATTGATGTCTTGTATTTTGATAAGCTTGTTGAGAGCCAGAAGGAGCAGGATAAAATTCTCATGCGTATCAATAAGCAAGATAAGGAACTCGAATTATCTGAGCTTGAGGATAAATATAAGAAGCTTGAAGATGAATGGAAAAAGACCTATGGTGATGAGAAGGATTTTACTGAACAGAAGAATAAGGAAATAGCTAATATCAACCTAAAATATTCTCTACAGGAGTTGAAAGACCGGGAGGACATTGAAACCGCTAAAATTTCCCTTATCAAGATCAAAGGTAAGACTGAGGAGGAAGAGGAGAAGATTCGTGAAAATCTCAAGTATAAAATCATGCGTGATGCCGCGCAAGAGAGGCTTGAATTGCTTAGAAAAGTTGGAGGCAAAGAAAACACAGTCGCTATCGCACAGACTGAGGCGCTTATTGCTGAGCTTAATCTCAAACTTGGAACCACTAAAAAGAAAACTAATGTTTTTCAACTCTTAGGTCTAGATGTTAAGGATGATGATGCGAGACAAATCGTTGAATCTTATAAACAGGTATTTTCCCAAATTACTCAAGCCTGGCAGGATGCCCTTTCGCTACAAATTGATGCAAAACAAAGACAAATAGACCTGCTTAATGATCAAATTTCTGAGGTTGAGAGAGCTTTGGATAGAGAGTTGGATTTACAGGAGCAGGGCTACGCCAACAATGTTACTGCTAAACAACAAGAATTAGACTCTTTAAAAGCCCAAAGAGATGAAGAGGCAAGGCAAAAGGCTGAGCTGATGAAAAAAGAGCAACAATTTGCAATGGCCCAAGTAGCGTTAAATGGTATTGTTCAGGCATCTGAAATGGCATTGGCTGCTGCTAAGATATTTAAGGCGCACGCGGGTATACCATTTGTTGGGGTTGCTATCGCTGCAGCGGCAGCGTTGACAATGGTAGCAACTTTTTTAGCAATTCGTAATCAAATAAAGGCGATGGATGCAGATGTTCCAAAGTTCCGTGATGGAGGATCTTTCCTTCTTAATGGCCCATCGCATGAGAATGGAGGTCTTGGTGTATACAATGAGAAAACCGGTAAACGAGTGGCTGAAGTAGAAGGGGGAGAAGGCTTCTTTGCAATCAATAAACGATCAACTCAAAAGTATTTACCATTTCTTCAAGCTATTAATAATGACGATCTGGGTAAAGTTGGCGGATTGATGGATGATCTTTTGGAGGGGACCGGTGTTGCAATTGCGCCAGATATAGAAAAAACCACTAAAGTCGTAGTCTTATCAAGCCAAAAGCAAGAAAGAGATAATCTATACAAAGAAGCTCTTTTAGCTTTCGCTGAATCAGAAGAGTTAAAAGATATCGCTAGCTCGAATCGCATGCTTTTGGAAATAGAGAGAAAGCGTAAGTCTGTTACGGAAACAGAAACCCATATTATCGAACAGCAAGGTAACATAGTGCGTCGGATTAAAAAGAAAAAATAATGCAGTATAGATATTTTTTAACAGGGAGATCTGGTACCAGACAAGTATTTCCTGCAAATGATGGATCGTTAGATAAAACTTTCGATAAAAAATCTAATCGTGCTGATTTTACTAGAACTATGAAAGGCAGCATAGTATTGATTGGAGAGGATTTTAAGTGGATTTACGAACAAGAACTCCTAGTTTATCGGTTCGATCCGTTGGAAATCATAATCCACAAGTATTGTAACGGTGGATGGAATAATGAATGGTTTAAAGGGATAATTTCCTTAAATTCCGGAGAATGGGATCTTGATTCTTGTCGAGTAGAGTTAACTATTGATAATGCAGATAAATATGCTTGTTACGAAGTAGGAAAAGATACTACACTTAATATTTTAAATAGTGTCTACCCTAAAGTCAATTTAGTTACAGCAGAAGGTCGTATCGAGACTGAATCGTTTTCGTCCAATAGGGGCGGTGGAGTGTGGGAT